AGCATCTAATCTAGCTTGAGCTAATGCTTGGTTCAATGATCCAAGTCCACCAAGTGTTGCAACATCCTGTCTTTGTAGTTGTGGTAATGCTTGTGCAAACGTTAATTGATCTGCTGCTGCTTGCTGTCTTCTTCCTACAGCATCTCTAAACGCATCGGATAATAATCCTGCTTGCAACCTACCTCTAGCTTCTGCTGTTCTTGCTCCTTGTTCTGCCAATTGAACTCCTTCTCTTCCTCCACCAAATGCGCCCGCTCTTACTGCTTGATCTCTAATCTGTTGTCTGTTAATCGCTGCTTGTCTATCAAACTCTGATAAACTTTCATCGATAACTTGTTTTTGATATGGTGACATAAATGCTTGAACAGAACCTGGTCCTGTTCCTGCGCCTGCACCAGATAATTGTTGTGCTTGTGTTAAAAAAGGTTGAAATGATCCGATACCAGCTTGACCTAATCTTTGTGCTTGTTGTTGTAATGGATCTAAACCTGCAACTTGTGGTGCAAGTCCTGATAATGCTTGTTTTCTTTGTTCAAAACCTAGTGCTGCTCTTCTTTGAGCATCAAATAAACCTTGTCTTGTTTTAAATTGTTCTGCTGTCTCAAACGCTTGTTTTGTTGGTTGAGCCATTGTACCAAGTCCAGCTAAACCTGTTGTTACAACCGGCACTGTTGTTTGCGCTAATACCTGTTTCGATAGATCTTTACCTATATCTTCTACAAATGGCGCTGGTCTCGATATCGTAGTTTCTGTTGTCACTACATTACTCCTTCTAATCTTTGTGCTGTTTGAAACATTTTTCTAGCGCCATCTAAGCCTTGCGATTCCTCTGATACTTCACCCCCGGCTTCGAGGTTTTTCATCATGTTATACATAACTTCTGCGCCTTTGTCTATATCGCCATCACCTGCATTTCTAACTGCATCAGCTGTAAATACAAACTCATTCTTACTTAATCTTGCAGGAACATCATCTGCTTTTTCCATACGTCCAATAGGCACAAAGCCACCTTCAGCTCTAAAATCCATTTCTTGACCATCTAAATCTAACAGAGGCATAGTCTTTTTAGCTACAGGTTCTGCTTTACCGCCTTTTGCAAGACCCACAGCTCGTTGAATTGGTGTTCCCATTTTGCCTCCTAGTCCTCCTGATGCTGGTAATTGCATGGGCTGTCCAAAAATATTTAAATTTTTAGAAAAATCTTCAAAACTCATTTCTCCAGGTAATACTACTCGTCCAAGAAATCCTCCTGCTCTTGCTTCTTGAGCATTTTTTTGTGCATCAGCAAAAGCATCTTCAACACTAGAAAATTTAGCAGGTTGAACTGCTTTTGGTTGTTCAAGAGTTCCTGTTGGTGGTGCTAAAGACTCTAATAAAGGTCTATTTGCATTGACTGGACCTTCAGGGACTCTGCTCATATTTGGTTGAATTGCAGCTTCGCTTATATTTGCAATACCACCAATACCACTAATACCACCACCTGAACCTAAATTAGATTCAGCTGATTCTAATCTTTGAGTTATTTCTTGTAATGTTTGTTCTGCAGAAGTTACATCACCACCTAGTTGTTCTAACCTTTGTTCAATTCCACCGCCCTCTTGAAGACCAATTCTACCACCTTCTGCTAAAAATCTATTTCTCTGACCAAGATTAGCTAAAAAATCTGATAAACCTTCTTTTTCATAATAACTTTCTAAATCAAAATTTTCATCTTCTTTTGGTTTTTGTAAAGCAGCTAATAATGAGGTTATACCAAACAAACTTCCAATACCACCGGCTGTCAAACCACCAGATTTATTTACCAGACCTATTTTACTTAAAGCTTCTCCTAAACCACTAAATGCTGTATCACCAGCAACTTTTCTTAAAAACGGATTAAGACTACCTTTACCAAAAAAACTACCCGCACCGCCACCCATTACAAATGGTGCAGCTAATAATGCAGCTTTACCAAATGGTGATTTAAATACTTTCTTAGCAGCTCTTGTAACACTTTTTAAACCTTTTTTAATACCTTTTGCTATACCACCTAAAAACATCATCTGTCTTGCTGCTTCAAGGTCCATGATCCCTGTTCCCACAGGCGCGTCCTCGACCATACCACCACGGTTCAAGAATCTAAACATTATTGGGTCTACAACAGGTGTTGTTGGTGTTGGATCTTGATTTCTTGTAAAACAATATGCGGGTGGGTTAGGTCCTAAACATGGATCTGAGTCTTTATCAGGTGCTGGTTTTGGTGGTGGGTATAACTCTTCAAAACGTTCTTGAGTCATTCCTTGTTCTTTTAATTCTTCTCTATTTTTTATATTTTTTCTAAGATTTTCTAAAGCACTTGCTTGTACACCAGTTATACCAGTTTTTGTTTTACTTAATACAGAAGCTATTTCTCTAATACTATCTTCATCAAATAAATTTATTTCATTCTCCAATAGATCTGGATTGTAAGAAGCTTGAAGTTCAGCAAAAAGAGAACCAGTTGTTGGTACACCTCCACCTAAAAATCTTGTACTAAAGTCTGGTCCTAAAAAACCACTTCTATAAAGATCTTTTCCAATATTTCTATTTATAAAATTTAAAATACCTTGATTTCTTTTTTGAGCTAATCTTGTTTTAAAATCTACAGGTCTACTTCCAAGAGGTGGCATTATACCTCTATCAAAAAATTGTTTGTTATATCTTGCCTTTGCTTTTTTTACATCAGCGGTTGTTACTTTTTTATCTCTAAACTCAGTAGCTTCTCCTGGTTTTGTGGTGGTTTTTTTACCCCCACCTTTTACAACACCTGTTTGCGTTTGTGTTGCTGAGTATTGTTGTCTATTATCATCTATCTCGTTTCCTCCGCCACCAGAAGGAGCATCTTTTCCACCTGGACTAGCGTCATAACCACCAAGATCACCTTGCAATGATATAACACCTTTCGGTCCTTTGTTAGGTTTACCATCTTCAAGACCACCATGCATATTAAGTGCAATAAGCACTTTTTTTTCAGGTTCTGTAATATATGCTAATTCTGTGTCAGGATGATCAGGTGATGACTTCCATCTTCTAGGTACAGTTACCTCTGGTTGTTTACCTAAATAATTTGGACCTCCACCTTGCATTGCAGGTTTTTTAGTGCCTTCTTTTAACATCTGTCTTACTTGTTGTGCTCTAGTTATTGCCATCGTACCATTCTATTATATTTTTGAGTCTCCTCCAAGTGGTAAAGACTCTACTGTTAATTTTACACTTCTAGAGATATCTTCTCTTTTAGTGTCTGTTCCTGGGTTATTTACATCCTCATCTGCCTCTGCATCCGACATATATTCTTGACCCGTTTTTAAATTTTTTAAAGTAACCTCACATTCTGGTGTAAGAACCACAGTAGGTTTACCGTTAATTTCTTTTATTTCTTTTTTAGCTTCTGTTTCTATGAATGGCATTAGTCTCTATTTATCTCCAATATAGATGCAATTACGTGTAATTCATTTGCATCAGCTGCTTGTGCCTTTAATACCTCATTTTCTTCTAAAATTAAAGGGTGAGTTAACAGCTCAGTTGTTGCTTTTGAGGCTATAGTTTTGTCTTTAAATAAATTAAACACTGCAGAAGCAGCATTTGTTATGGTGAAAGTTATTGTGGTCCCTGATCCGGCGTCCTCAGATACTAGAATACTTTTAATTATAGCTCTAGAACTAGCTGGTGTAGTATAAATAGTAGTATTATCTGTAGTGGTTAAATCCACTAATTCATTTTTATATATATTAGCCACCTACAAACCAAGAGAATCTCTCTTGCTCCTGTTTTAATTCATCTAAAAAAGTTGAGTTTAATTGATCTTTCATAATAGTTAAAGCTCTATTTATTTGCTTTTGATTAGAAAAATCATAATCTTGTTTCGGTTCTGGTATTCTAATATTTATCTTTGCCATTATCTTCTACCATCCGGTTGTATATCTAATCTTAATGTACCAAATCTCCAGGACTCATTAGATGCATCATTTTCTATTTTAACATTTACAAATCTACCTCTAGCTCTAGTGTCTTTTTTGTCTGTTGATGCAGTAACAGTAAAAGGACTTAAAGTGGTTGTAGAATCAGATTGTTGTGGATATCTTTTTACAGCTAAACTTATTTTAGCATTACCTTGTAAGTTTTTAAAATCAGGAATAAATCTTCTCATTGCTAAAAATATTTCACCTGCTATCTTTGGACCAGATGATCTGCCTCTAGCATCTCTTTGTCTTTGCTCTAAATCTATGTCAAAAGATTTTATAAATGAAGCCACTGTAGTTGTTGAGCCATCTTCGTTAACTTGATCAGTGCCAACCTCATGCTCAAAATATTTTGTTTGCCCTAAACCATCTTGACCTATAACAACAGGAAAAGTACCATTAGCAGTGCTACTATATTTTGTAGCATATGGTGTTGGATATATAGTTGCATCCATCCAACTAGTTCTTGCTTCTGTGCCTGTATACCAAACACCACCTGGAACACCCGTGGACTCTCCATAATTAAATACAACATACTTGTTATTAAAAGTGGAACCTGAAGATGGATAATACCAAGTTATTTCTGTAAATAAATTATTCAACCCTGCAGCAACTTGTTGACCTTTTGTAGTATCAAAATTATCAAAAACAAAATCTTCCACAGTGCACGGTATAGATTTAACTGTACCATCAAATAAAAAGAAACCTTTTTGACTTAACCAGAATGCGGCTCCATCTATTTCAACAACTGCATTTTTACCTATCAAACCACAGTTTGTTCCAACTTGATCTAATTGGAAAGTAAAAGGAGCTCCTATAAATTTCATGGTATACAAAGCATTATCTGTAAATATTAAGATAACTTCTTTTGCTTTTATAGCTCCAATTATTTTTGTACCATCTTGAATTCTTAATGTTCCCGCTGAATTTGTTGCAGACGGAGCATAAGTATTAATGTCCTCTTGATCCGAAAATCTTATAAACATATCATCTTGTGTGGTTGTATCACCAATAGTTGTCTCTGTTCCAAGATGAATTAAGTGTCTAGTTGTAGGTGATATCAATGTAACTCTTGATGCAGTTGGATTATTGCCTGTTGCAAAACCAGATGTTGTAGTTGAGGCTCTTGTAGTTAATGGTGTTGCAGCTCCAGCGTTCCATGTAAATGTTTTACCGTTTGCAACAGTTGCAATCAATACCTGTCCAAAATTATCTAAACTCCAAAGTCCAGGTTCAAGCACTACTGTTGATGCATTTACTGCACTACCAAATCCAGAAAAGTTTGTGGCATTTGTAACTGTTGCACCGCTACTATGTGCTTGTCCGTTTGATGTGCCGACTGTTGCTGTGCCGTTTGTACCTCTGGTGATACCTGTTAAATCATTAGAACTTATTCCTGTATAAGTTATTAACTCATTGCCTACAGCTATGGTTCCACCACCTGTTGGAAAACCTGTGACTGATGTTAAGGTTATTGCTGTACCAGATCCTCCTGTACCAGCAGTGTCTGCATTAAGTGCACCATTTAAAGTTGTCGTTGCAACTCCAGATACTGTTCCTCCAAAGTTTCCAATACCAAAACCATATCCATAAGACTGTGCAGCAGGTCCTACTGTCTCGTATGGTTTGATACTTAAACTGCCCCCAGTAGATACTGTGCCTGTAGCGTTTGATGATTGTGTTATAGTAAAAGTATCTGATGTTGGAGCTGTAATTACTTGAAAAACTTTATCCTCAAAATCAGATGCAGAAAAACCTGTCCCTCCAGGTAAAGTTACCGAGTCTAATAAAATTATATCTCCAGCCGCTAAACCATGTGAGGCTTTTGTTATTGTACAAGTGGGTGAAGCATTAACAGTTGCAATTGTTGCTGAAGTCAACGTGGCTTTTAAAGGTGTAACATCGTGAAGCTGTCCTTCGAAATATACAAGTAAAAATTTATCTGTTCCTAACGCAACGTATCTATTACCATCAAGGTCAACAAAAGAGTGTTGTTTTCTAACTACACCTACTATTGTATCTGATACTAAAGAAGACCAACCACCAACTTTTTCTGGTAGACCGTATCTGAATCTGACATTATCTGAATC